TAATAACAGATTTTATGCTACAGCTAATTTAGTTGTTGATCAAAGATATGTTTTAGTTCCTGAAAATACTTTAGTTATTAGATCAGCTCAGATTGTAAAACCACCAAGTGGCAGCGAAGATAGAGGTTTTTTACAGTTTAGAGACACTAATTTTATGAGCGAATATAACCCTACTGATGCTACAGGAGAGCCAAAATACTATGGCTGGTGGGATGCAAACAACATTGTATTTGCTCCTGTTCCAGATAAAACTTATGAAATTCAGATAAATTATATCTTGAAACCCACTGGATTATCCGCTACAAATAGTACCTCATATTTAGGTACGAACTTTCCCAACGGACTTTTGTATGCATGCCTAGTCGAGGCTTACGGATTTTTAAAAGGCCCACAAGATCAGTTGACACTATACGAAAATAGGTATAAACAAGCTGTAGAGGCCTTCTCAATCGAAGCTATGGGAAGACGAAGACGAGATGAATATCAAGCTGGTGTTCCTCGTATAGGAAAACAATAAGGAGTTAAAATGGCAATTACACAAGCGATAGCAAATAGTTTTAAACAACAACTATTAGAAGCAAAACAAAATTTTTTAGCATCAGGATCTGGTGGAAATACTTTCAAACTAGCTCTTTATTCCAGCTCAGCAACTTTAAGTTCAGCAACAACTGTTTACACAACAACAAACGAAGTTTCTAACTCAGGATCTTACTCAGCAGGAGGAGGAGTTTTAGTAAACTCTGGAACTTCTATTTCAGCTGGTGTTGCTAGAACAACGTTTGCAAATTTATCTTTTACCTCTGCAACAATTACTGCAAGAGGTGCTTTAATTTATAATACAAGTCAATCAAACGCTGCAGTTTGTGTTTTAAATTTTGGAACAGATAAAACAGCAACATCTGGAACATTTACAATTCAATTCCCAGCAAATACATCAACTGCCAGTATCTTAAGGATATCAGGTTAATTAGGAGGTAGCCTCCTATGGCCGACAAAACATATACAGTCACTGTCGCAAGTGGAAATTTGTATGGTGGTGGCACAGGTAATGTTTTCTATTTAGACGGAGTTAGAAATTCAACAGGTCCCGGTGAAATTAAATGGGTTCAAGGGGCTACATTAAGATTTAATCAAAACGATTCTTCTAATGTTAATCATCCATTACTATTTACCACTGATGCATCCTCACCCAATTCTTATAGAATTTCAACTGGTGTAACTTATAATTTAGATGGATCTACAGTTCCTGAAAGTGATTACACAACTACAGCTTCTTTTAATGCTGCAACTACTCGATACGTAGAAATTACACCTGCTAACAATATTGATTTTTATTATTTTTGTTATGTTCATGGAATTGGAATGGGTGGACCTGTTGATCTTGTTCAAGATGCATGGGGAGCTTTAAATTGGTCACAAGGTGCTTGGCAAGATCAAGCAAACGCATCTATAATTCCAACAGGAATTGAAACTACTTTTACTTTAGGTTCCATAACTATAGACGCAACCGTTGAGCAAGGTTGGGGAAGAGGAAACTGGGGAGAACAACTTTGGGGTAATCCAAACGAAGGAGCTGATGTAACAGGGTTTGGTTTATCTGCAAGTTTAGGAAGTGTATCTATTACTGGAGTAATTAATGAAGGTTGGGGACGATCTACGTGGGGAGATTTACCATGGGGTCAAGGAGGAACTATTCTTGCAGATTCTTTCCCCATGTCAATGTCTCTTGGTTCAGTTTCAGTTGATTCTGAAGTTAATATTGGTTGGGGTAGAAATAAATGGGGTGAACAAGAATGGGGAACTCCTAATGAATCAGCACAACTAACAGGATTTAATTTATCTACAAATTTAGGATCAGTTTCATTAACCACAGAAGTAAACACTGGTTGGGGAAGAACTAATTGGGGTGAATTAGGTTGGGGTATTCCAGGAACTTTAATACCTGCAGGATTCTCAATGTCATTTTCTTTAGGCACAGTAACAGCAACCGCTGAAGTAAATACTGGTTGGGGTAGAAAAGAATGGGGTGAAGGTTTATGGAATAACGATGGAGACAATTTAGTAGTACCTACAGGATTTGGATTAAATGCTACTTTAGCAAATGTAGGAACAGAGGTAGAGGTAAATACTGGTTGGGGAAGATCTACGTGGGGTGCCTTAGATTGGGGTGGTTTCTCAGATTCTATATCTGTAAGTGTTTCTGGAAACCCTATAACTGTGTCGTTAAACAGCGTTACAGCCACACCGAATACGATAGTGACACCTACTGGAATTAATGCAACAATTAACTTAGGAACCCTTGACATTGACGCAGATGCGAATATAACATTAACAGGAAATAGCTTGACAGCGGCTACAGGATCGCTTAATGCTATTATCTGGAACCAAGTTGATACAGGCACAGCACCCACTTGGAAAAATGTTGACACAGCTGCTTAATTTTAATAAAATACGAACAAATAAGGACTTAAAAATATGGCAAACAGTACATCAAGCTTTTTAAAACTTACCGTACAAGCAACTGGTGAAAACTCAGGTACGTGGGGTACAATTACAAACACAAACTTATTAATTCTTGAGCAAGCATCAGCTGGTTATGAAGCCGTAGCACTTAATGCTACAACAGGAGCAACTTTAGTTGCAACAAATGGCGCTGTTTCAAACGCTAAAAATATTGCGTTAGAATTAACTGGAACGATTACAGGCGCAGTAAATGTTACTGTTCCAATAACAGAAAAATATTACATTATTAAAAACTCAACATCTGGAGCTTACGCAGTAACAGTTAAAGTATCAGGTCAAACTGGTGTAACTTGGGCTGCTGCTGATAAAGGAACTAAAATTCTTTACGGTAACGGAACAGATATGATTAATTCTAATTTAGAGAAATTATCATCTGACTACGCTCCTCAACTTTCAGCTAATTTAGACGCAAATGGTCAAAACATTTTAATCGATGGTGCTAATTTTCTTGGAGATGAAAATGGTAACGAACAGATTAAATTTACAACTACAGGATCAGCTGTAAATGAATTTTCAGTAACTAACGCTGCAGCAGGAAATGCTCCAGCATTAGCAGCTACTGGTGGTGACACTAACATTGATATGACTTTAACGCCAAAAGGAATTGGTAGAGTTACATTAAATGGTGGTGGTAAAATTCAACAACTTGCAGAAAAAGTTACAACATCTGCAACATCAGCCACTGGAACAATCAACTATGATGTTATTACACAAGCAGTTTTAAATTACACATCTGATGCGGGAGCAAACTTCACAGTAAATTTAAGAGGAGATGGTTCAAACGCGTTAAATGCTATTATGGATACAGGTGAATCTATTACTGTAGCGTTCATTGTTAAAAATGGTTCAACACCTTATTACAATAACGTTGTTCAAATTGATGGATCAACAGTTACTCCAGAATGGCAAGGCGGATCAGCACCTTCAGCTGGAAATGCTAGCTCATTAGATGTTTACACATACACAGCGATTAAGACTGGTGATGCTGCGTTCACAACGTTAGCTTCTCAGACTCAATTCGCTTAATAGGAGAAGGAGTAGAAAGATGCCAATATTAGGATCATTTGGAGCAGGATCAGCAAAAGGTTTTGGATTTAGCGGAGGAGCAGCCGTAATAGAAGATGTAGATTTCTTAATCGTTGCCGGTGGCGGTGGTGGAAAAAATCAATCTGGAGCTGGCGGAGGAGCTGGCGGCTATGTAGCTACAACACCTGAAGGAACTGGAGGTGGAAACGCTGCAGCTTCAAAAATAAGTTTCATAGCAGGAGAAGCTTACACAATAACAATAGGTGCAGGAGGAGCTGGTCGAGTAGGAGATGAAACTAGTCCATCGGTTCAAGGAAGTAATAATGTTTTAGTGCACTCTGGCGGAACTCAAACAGTTTACGGGGGCGGTGCGGATGGTTATGCACCAGATTCAGCTACTATTGGTTCAGGTCAGGGAATAGGACCTGGTAACACTTCTACAAATCCAACAGGTCAAGGAACAACTTCAGGGCAAGGATATCCGGGAGGAGGAGCTGGAGCATGTGGTTTAGTCGGAGCTCAGTGTAATTCTGGCGGCGGAGGCGGTGCGGGAGCAGCTGGCCAAGCTGGTACAAATGGAAATGCTGGAAACGGCGGCGCAGGTTTAACATCACCACTTGATTCTACAGGCAGAGCAGGAGGTGGAGGAGGATCTGGAAGAGGACCTTTTGGATCACCACAGGCAGGGTCAGCCTCAGACGGAGGAGGAGCAGGTACCATGTCGGGAAATGGAACAGCTGGAACTACCAATACCGGAGGCGGCGGAGGAGGTTCTGCAAGTTCTCCTGTTAATGGAGGAGCTGGCGGTTCAGGTATAATAATATTAAAATACCCAGATACTAACTCTATAACTTTTTCATCTGGAGTAACTTCTTCAACAAGTTCTGGCGGAGGATATAAAACAACAACAGTGACAGCAACGTCATCAGGATCGGAAACACTAACTTTTAGTTAATATTATGGCACACTTTGCAGAATTAGATGAAAACAATCTAGTGGTTCAAGTTCGACCTGGGCCAGATAGTGATACTGAAGAAGCTATTACTGCAAGAACAGGTATAGTTCATAAACAATGTTCATATAATACTTACCGCAATGTCCATGCATTAGGTGGAACACCTTTTAGAAAAAATTACCCGGGTATTGGTTGGATTTACGATGAAACTAGAGATGCTTTTATACAACCAAAATTCTTTGATTCTTGGGTTTTAAATGAAGACACAGGTGTTTATGATCCACCAGCTGGTAAAGAAAGACCTGATGAAGAAATTGTTATTGGATCACAAACAGAAATAAAATGGTCAGAAGATTTACAAGAGTGGATTTGCTTAGATAAATTCGGAAATCCTGCTACTTGGGACAGATCAATTAATAAGTGGAAATTAGATTAATATTGCTTTTACAATAAATTTTTAGTAATCTATTTTAATGAAAGAGAAAAAAATTACATCTACAGTATGGCCGTTTGAAGTAGATAAAGTAGCTACTTATGCATGGTCAAAAGAAGTATTTACACCTGAAGAATGTGAACAGATTATAGACATTTCAAAAGCCAAAGGAACTTTTACTGGAGGCCTTTCTAGTAAAAGCGTTATAAATAAAAAAATTAGAGATAGTGATATTGTTTTTATGCACCCCAATGAACTTAAGTTTGCATATCAAAAATTAACTAACTCGATAAATTATATTAATAATACTTATTTTAAATTTGATATTTTTGGTTTTGCTGAAGGACTTCAATTTACTGTTTATCAAAAAAATCAAAAATACGGGAGACATTTTGATAGAGCCTATAACACCATGACTAGAAAACTATCTGTTTCGGTTCAACTTTCAGACCCTAAAAAATATAAAGGCGGTGATTTAATTTTATATGAAGGTGAAGATCAAATTACAGCTAAACGTGATCAAGGATCCATAACTGTTTTTCCTAGTTTTATTGAACACGAAGTAAGACCAGTTAAAAAAGGCACGCGATATTCTTTAGTCGGTTGGATTACAGGAAAAGATTTTAAATAATGTTATTTCCTTCCTTAGTAGTTGACAATTTCTTTGAAGAGCCTAAAAAAATTATAGATTTTTCAAAAAAACTATCTTTTAAATACGATGGTGTAAGCCCAGGAATAAGATCACAGTTAATACACGAGATAGATTATACTATTTACAATTGGATAAATAATAAAATTTTGTCATTACTTTATCCAAATGATATTGATTCTATTACTTACACCGCTAATGCACAGTTTCAAAAAATATCTCCAAATTTAAAATATGTTAATTGGATTCATGCGGATACGAGTGCACAAATAACAGCTATACTTTATTTATCTAAAGACGGC